GTGTTAGCAAAGTTAATACTTTATTCCTTGCTGACACAGTTTAATTTACATCCTCCAAAACTAAAGAATTAGCGGTAGTTCACGTTTCTAGTTCATTTCTTTTTAAGTATTTCAATACATTCCTTTATCGCATCATCGAAACCATGCTTATACCCTTTAGTATATTCTCCTACATTATATACCGCCACTGACAGACAAAACAGAATGATACCTATAGGCTTATACCAACCGGGCAACGAGATGGAAAACGGCTTAAATGTAATTGTGAGATCGCCAACCCATAATAGGGCGATAATACATATAGATATAAATAAAATTGTTTTCATATCTGTTATTTTTTTCTATTATACTTTATCCTTGATACTCATGAATAATTAGGTTTTTTCTCCGGATTCGAACTATGTTCGCTAAAACGTCCTTGCCAGCATTCAAGATGTACTCGTTTCATGAATGTAGAGCGCATATCCAGATCCTTCCACTCTTCACAATACTTCTCAAATACATCCGACATCTCGTCAAGCATACGGACATAAGCTTTGTTGGCTTCAAGGCCATGCTCAATAATCGGGATTGCCCTCTTCCATTCTTCATCCGTAAGAAGATTAAGAGACAAGGAAACACGGACAGCACCAATGATTTCATTTGTAGTCCAAAATATGTTTCCGTCCTTGACAAAATTATTGATTACTTCGTAGTCAAAATCTTTTTTCAGTCTGCTTTTGAATCCCGCTATATTATGATCTCTAAAATAACTATATGTTGTGTTAATAAGCCTTTTTTCATAATATCCTGTTTCTGGGTAATCCTTAAGGCTTTTCCCCAATAATATTATTTCACGCTTCATAATTCAATCATTAACATTGTTATTAAAACCTACCATTTCTATCTACAATTCTCTTTTCAGAATCAGTGGCTTGTCTTTTGGGAAATTTCCCATGCCACTTCCCCGGTATCATACGCGGATTTTCCCCTTTACTGTCAAATATCAATCTCCCACACTCCGAGCACAACGGTTTTCCTTCAAACTCCTTTATGCTTGCATCATACTCTATGGGAAATATTTTATGTACAACAGGCCAATAATCCGATGTGGCTGTATTCTCAACACAACCACATTTGCTACAAATAAACAGTGGCATAATCAATATCTTTTTCCGTTCAACATAGGTCTTAATTCATTGTATCTCATCTTCTGATTGATGTGCCAGAGTAAATCTACGCCAAGAATATTAGCCAAAGCGAACACTTGTGTAATCACATAATTAACTTGTTCTTCCAATGAATATTTACGGTCTATTATTTCTTTTACGATAGCATATATATTTTCCGTGAAAGTTTTCTCCCTTGAAACCACGTCAACAGGCGAAAATCTATTGAGGTTGAAATTACGAAGTCCTGCAAGGTCAAGCAAGCGGATAACCGCATCGCTTAGTTCGTCTGAAATCGTATCTTTGATATATTTTTCAAAACAATACTTGAAATTGACATCATCGTGCGGTTCTTCATCCTCATAAGAAGACTTGAAAGATTCCCTGTCGGCACGTTTCCCTTTTCGGTCCGCTTCCACAGCTTCCATAAGCTCGGAAATGACAAGACAAAGAAGATGTTCATTACTCAGCTCCTTATCATGGAAACCGTACTCGCAAGCGGTCTTATAAGCTCGATCCCGTAGTTCGTTTAAATTAATATTTTCCATAATCATATAAGTTTTAATGCTTCCTGTAATCCGGTTTCAAGTACTTCTTCGTAAGTATCCCATTCCCCTCCGTCATTTGTTCCTTCATAAACAGAACTAGTTATATGAGTTCCATTATCAGCTTTAGATATTTCGTATCCATAGCCACAAGCACAGTTATATACACATATATGAATATTTTTGGTTTCACGTAACCACTTTTGGGCGACGGATTGCGGAGGAACAGATAGGTATTTATAACAATGATTCAAAGTGGAAACATCTATGAGATATTTTCTTTCATTGAACCCTTTCTCTTTAAGCAGTTTAGCAGTTTCTAATGTTACAAGTTCTTCAGTCATGGTTATTCTCATTTACACTCTTTACACTCTTCACAATGTAATTTATAAGCATGGGCAAACATCTTTAACGTAACAGGATCAAAGTGAAAATCTGCCTGTTTATCTTCTATGACAACTGAAACACATAATTGGCCGTTGCAAAAATCAATATATGCCTCACCACCTCCATCCCCTCTAATGGAAAAGGTTTGTGTCTGTACACTATCCATTATCTACCTCCTTTAGTCTTTTAATTAGGGCATCAGCACAATTAAGCGAATATTTAGCGACTGCCTCAGAATTAATACCATTCTCGTTTGCTATAACAACTTTAATAATGTCTTTTGCCAATTCGTACCTACGTTGTTCCCAGTCGATAGCTGAAAAATCAAGTTCGCATTCCTTGAATACCATGTTATCACATACATATAAATAATCTCTGCTATGTTGAGAGTTGATGTTTAATTGGGGAGTTACATCTACCAAAACCCCTGTTGATTTTACTCTTGCTTTCATATTTAATATTCTGATTTAATAATAGTACCAAATGAACGATACCTACGCCAAACCATATTTCCACGTTGAATACTAGTAATCCAATCACAAGCCTTAAAAACTTGTCCTACATTATATAGGAATGGTCTTTTTTGAATTTTTCTTTTTATTCTTGCTTTCATACTTAATCGAAATACATTACTTTCTTACCTATACATACTTTGAACCTTGAAAAACATTCGCTATGTTGTGTGATATTGTTAGGATTATATTTGTTAACAAAACATCCAGTACGTTTATGGTATCTGACACAAGCGTTCTCCGGAGATTTAGCCAATACCTCTTTTTTTGAAATAAAATCAGAAAACAAATTATCTCTGTATGATACCTTATACCACTTAACTTGGCTTCTTATCTTTTTAAAATACTTTGCTTTCATCATTCCTCCTTTGTTTTAAAATGTTCAATCAGTTCGTCTACAGTAGCCTTGTGAATTTTTCTACCGTATTCATTAAGATAATACTCAATAGTTTCATTACACACTTCATCACCACATTTAAACCATAAGTCACCATCAGTAAACCACTGAAACTTATCTGTATCATCCCTCAATGCAGCTATAGCAAGAAAAAGATCTTCGTTGGTTCCGCAATTAATGGCACTGTCTATTTCCTCTCGATAACCAAGAGGAAATCCCGCAAAGAACCCACGATTGCAAATTAAAAATTGTGAAGATATATCTACATTCATCATCGTATGGTGCTCAACATACCCTAATATTTTTAATTTACCTTGAAGATTCAAGGTATTTTTGTATATAAAACACGGTGTCGTAAATCCCATAATTATTCGTTTTTTAATAATCCTGATTTCTTCAATTTTTTTCTAAAATTCTTTTCATTTAAGGCTTGTTCATAATAGCAATTAGGTTCTATGACCGTTTCAGCCCTAGTTATAGGAAGCCCATTCAGTCCTATAGAAACATTATGTATAATAGAAGCTCTCTTTATCTCCCCTGTCTTAACGTTAAAAGAGAATAATATATGCCCTAGATTCCTCTTAACTTTTTTAATCAATTTATATTCTGTTTGTTGTTTTTGTAGATACTCTATCTGTTCTTTAGAAAGATCATCTTTTGTTACAACAGGTACTATATCCATTTACTTTTCCTCCATTCCAACTTTAACATATCCGTTTTCAATACACCAACATAGCATATCATAGGCTGCATCCAATAGATTTCCTGACAATTTAAAAACAAATGGTTCACATATGCCTATTTGATAACTTATATACCAAGGTCCAGCAAAAGTAGGTTCAATGTGCAGCTTATATTTTGTACCAAAGTCATTTATGTGTCGCGGTAACTTGCCGATAATATCCTGCAAGGTAAAAACTCCACACTCTTCTTTTAAGGAATGATCGTAACGACTAGTGTCAACGTAATATAGATTAAAATGGACATTGTACCAATGGTGCTTAATTGCTTTTTCAGCATCTTCCCATAACAATTCGCAACCATCATCATCCGTGGCTATTAATACCATACTTGCATCGCTTGTATCCAGCCCAAGCTCCTTCAAATGCTTCATTTGCTCGATTGACAATACCTCTTTCATTTCTTTTCCTCCTCCGTTTTAATATCCGTTACTTTACCACGACACTTAAATTCATTATTTATTATATCTGATACCGAATATAAATTAACCCAACATAGACACGCGTTCCCAAATTCATTTTGACATAAATCGCGTAATGAACATTTTGAACAATCATTACGTTTCGTTTCCTTTAATTCATGCAGCACTCCGTCTATTATTATTCCGTTCTTTATTTCCATATTGTCTAATTAATTTGATTGATTGATTCGCTTTGTTGATTTGTTTACTCTGCCATAGTGTCTAACGCAAATAGCATTTGCCTTCATCGAGCGTCCTAATCCGTATAAATACTCCATGCGTACATTTCTACGGATATTCTTCATTATCTTTTTTGCTTGTCTTAATTTCATATCTCAATCTCCTTTCTGTTTAATCCGTTCAAGTACATCCCTGTTGGCTTCGAGTATCTCATCGAAAGACGTGATTTCTCTCCAATGAGTAACATCCCAAGGTCGGAATGTTTCATAGGCGTAATTGTCATTCCAGAAGTATATATTGCTATCTTCTTCTATATCATAACATGCAAGCCTAATAACACCATCTTTAAGTCTTATTAATACAGGCTGTCCTTCCTCCGGCAACCGTTCCTTAACGCTTATCCAAGGGGGCTGCTTTGATTGCCATTCGGCGCCTTTCACAAATGCGGCTTCTGCAATTTCATCATGAGATAAATATTCAAAATCATCAAGTGATGTGTGCGTACCATAAGTAGTTAATGTTTCGGCACTTGCCATTCTTGCTTCTATCGCCGCTTCTTCTACTGTCTGTTTGGTTTCTTCTTTTGTCATAGTTCGTCAAACTCTTTTTGTAATGTTTCTATCTTATTATCCAAAGCATTCATATAGTTCCGAAAGAAATCATTACCAAAAATTTCTTTCTTTAATCGTACATCATTGTGCATTTGGCTATATGTGAATATCAATCCACCGCCATACCGGATATTTGACCTTTCAAGTTCTGCCTTATGACTTTTGTATTTTTCTATTTTCTCGTTGAGTTCTATTGCTCTGTTGAATTTACTCTTATCCATATATCTCCTTTCCACCTATCCCGGCAGTATATACATTGCTACCGGGAATAGGTAATAAATTGTTGTTTTCATATCTGTTCAGTTTGCTATTAAAATCTATTCAATACGATTTGCTCTGCTTCCAGAAAGGTATTAGCCCATTCTTTTTCGTTGCAGCTAAAAAACGATATGTAAAAACTCCCTTTGCAGCTACCGATAAATGCTACTTCGTGGCTACCTATGTAATAGTGCGCTCCATCTGGTTTATAATACGTTTTTATTTCTTTCATTTTTGCTCGGTTTTGAGAATTATCCATTAAACTTAAGCTCATCCATATATCCCATCTCTTTCAAGCGGATATTAAACTCTTCAATCGAATCATTATTAGAAATGAATCGCTCAAGAACATCGTTAAAAGGGTGCAGATCGTTTTTTAAAATATCATTAGCCTCTTCTTCTCCACGTTTCTTCCCTAATCGGTCTTTGCATACTTCTATGTAATCATCTTTTGTCATATTGTAGTGCGTGACTGTATCAACAATTGTACTAAACCTACAATATAAGCCGTTTGGCTGTTGGGCTATAAATGATCCCATAATTACCTCCTTCTAATTTTTTATTTATCCACGGTTGATTTTACAATAATCTTATTATCGGATGATGGCATTACAACCACATTTCCGGCATCTGTGCTAATTTTTAAGATAGGATTAGAATCTGCGTCAATACTGGCTACTATAATCATATCTCCAAAAACATATCTTTTATCTTGTTCTAATTCATTCATTTCTGTTCAGTTTTGAGGGTTATTGTTTTTCTTCATTTTTCAAAAAGCCACTCCGGTCAGGATATACCTTTTGTACCAGTTTCTCCATTTCCTCAATAGCTTTATAGGCATTATTTATATCATCTTCACGATAGGGATTGTTAGGATTATCGCCAAATAAACCATATATGACCTTGTATGAGAGCCTGTGAGCACGTTGCCTATCAATGTATTTTTGCTCACAGGTAGCAGTACCGTCAAGCGTTCCGCCAAGGCTGTTTGTAACAGCCATAAGCCTTGCCAACAATTTCTTTTGAGTTTTATTCATTTCGATCTCGTTTTACTATAATTGATTAAAAAAATATTCACTACACTTAAATCCTTTCCGTGGAATAAAGTCTTTAAATTCACAACTTCTGAATATCCACTTCTTATCAACCCATCCGGCCAAGTCTTTTTGCCATTGTGGTATGATTTGATGCGGATTATTTAAATCCCGGTATGGCTGGGCGTGTGGTAAGAACCTACGTCCTCTCTTCCGCCAATGATTAACTCGATTGAATGCCTCCTTGAAATCGTTCATCAAGATGCAATAGAAGAAATATTCCCCTTTATAGCCGTACTTGTCAATCAAAGCCGTTGCACGTTCACATTCAGCAATTTGTCCTGGAGTGTCACAGCCGAACCGTATGCAATTCATCCACTTTACTCTTGCCAATAACTGGGCGATGTCGTCTGTTACCAAGCGAGCATCTAAGCCCTGATTGAAGTCTACTCGTACGCCCATGGAAACAATCTTTTCAATTTGTTGTAAACCATAGTCGGATGCAAGTACATTGTTATCCATAAGGATTATGTTTTCGCGACCATTGACGGCTATCTCTTCAATATCCATGTATGGGGTAATCTTGCCTTCTTTAGTAGGGACTACACACCATTTGCATTTGTTAGGGCAGCCTCTTGTCAAAAAGCCGTAAGCTGTCTTGCTATCAACAGAAGGATACAGGCTGTAATCTGGTTGCAAGCGGTCTATTTCTACCGAAAGTATTTTTGAAATATCATATCCGGTTCCACCTTTTTTAACCTGATCTGCATTGATGTAGTAACCGTAATCAGGAGTAAAGGAAAATACTTTCGATGCATAGACTTTATCATAATGGCACAGCGGATTATACCATTCCACATTGTCACCCCTTACCTTATGATAGCTGCTTATCTTCATCAATGCAAGATTAGGATAGTTGCTGTCAACTGCTAATATTCCAATGTTCATTTCTATTCAGTTTTGAATTATTTTTTTATAACTACTGCCATTGTACTAATAGAAGTGCCACTCTCTTTAAACTCGCCTGCGCTGATTTCAAACACTTCTCCATGTACTTTTTCCAACCATTCCCGGAACTCAACACATTTCTTTTCAGACGCGAATTTCCAATGCTGACTAGTTATAGCTGCAAGAATTCCACCTTCTTCCAAGCGTTCATACATAAGCCTGACATGCTCTATATCCTGATTACCGGAAAACGGAGGATTTGCAATTATCTTAGTATAACTACCTACACTGTCTTTGGTAAAGTCTTCATCAAGCAATATTACGTTGTTAAGGGTGTGAAGAAATTCTCTGTTTTCCGGCATCAGTTCATAACATTCAACCATTACAGAAGGACAAGCCCTATGAATGGCTTTAATGAGAGCACCGCGGCCGGCACTCGGCTCCAGTACCGTATCATCCTCATGTATCCCTCCGGCAAGCATAACCAGCCAGTCGGCAACATCGGACGGAGTTTCAAAAAACTGGTAATCCCGCTGTAGGTTGCACCGTTTACCCTCTTTCAAAACGGAAAACACACGCTCCGAATTAAACGGGAATGTGAAACCCTGTATCTTCCCACCTTGCCATGAGCCGCCGGCTTCTTCTATCCACTTCTTTGCTTCAGCATAGGATTTTTTGTTGAATTGAACTTGGGGAAGTTTGAGAACACCATCCTCAAGAGTACAATGTTTCAATATCTCTTCCACGCTCCATTTCTTACCTTCATCAGCCTGTTTTTTCTTTTCGTCCGTTGAAGCGTCCGGCGCTAAAAGTGAAGATATTTTTTGAACAACCGTATTACTTGCATCCACGAAGGCATTGACACAGGATAGCGCTTCCATGAGAAATTTTGTATCAACATGTCCGGTCTCGTCATAGATGTCTATCCCTTCGGTCATGGATGACAGTTCATTGAGCTGCGCTACACTACCATGTAACGTTTCGATTAAAATCTTTTTTTTGTTCGTCATAACTTTTCTGTAAATAAATTCTTGTTGTGTCTATACTCCCATGACCTAAAAGGTCAGCCAGTTGAATAACATCTTTGTTTTTTTTCAGGAACATTTTAGCAAAGAAATGCCGGAAGGCGTGCGCGTGCATCTTCCTTGGATCAATGCCGCAATGTTTTCCCCATGCTTTCAAGTGCTGGGAAAAGCCACGCTGTGTGATTGGGCCGAATCTCCCTACCGCAAAAATCCCGGTTTTACCATGTTCTTTAGCATAAGCCTTTGCTTCTTGCTGTAGCTGTTTTTGAAAGAAAAATCGACGGTACTTGTTACCCTTTCCTTTTAATACCACTTCCCCGGATATGATGTCTTCCCACGTAAACTGCTGGAATTCCGACAGACGGGCGCCCGTTGTTCCCAAAACCTTAATAAAGAAATAGTAATCCTTATTGTTTTTTGCCTTGAGATATTCCAACAGCCGGTTATATTCCTCCTCGGTCGGCACATTGTTCACATCAAGCTTGCGCTTTATTTTGGGACGCTTCAGTTCTATAGGCTTCTTCAGCCATTTGGAAAATCTTTCTATTGCTGTAATCCGCAAACGGATGGTAGCGGGAGATAATTTTTCTTTTTCAAGACTTTTTATAAACCTCCTGCAATTATCCATGTTTACCTCATTGGCGTATTCGAAATACTTTTTCATGGATGTGTAATATATATAAACTGTATGAGAAGAGTAATCATTGTTGTCAGTCAGCCATATAATGAAATCATTAAGTTGTTTCTTGTTCTTATCCGAAATGACATCAAGTTTTTCCAAAGGTTTCACCGCCTTTCCCCTTTTTCCATATCCGATGTTGAGATAGGATAATAGATCGCATATAGCTGAACACATTAGCGAATGACGCACCATGACATCTGCATTTTCACGCTTATAAACCAGATAGCCACGACGATTGACATCTTCAGTACGTTCAAGAAAATCCGTTACATATTTGATATATTTCCCGACAGTATCATAAGTCCTGCCTGTTGTGTATAAGTAGGAAATATAATCAGTTAATATCTTCTGCCTGTCATTATTCATAATCTTGTTTAATTAAATTACACCAATCATTGCTATCTTCGAAAAAACATCTGTATCCATTAGCCGTATGTTTGCCTCTCACTTTCCGACATATAGCACTGATCAAAGAAGGAGCCACGCCAATCATCTTACCAGCCATTTGTATCGAAGGGAATACTCCACATAATTTCTCATCCTTTATCAAAACAACGCTCTTTTTATTCATGCCTGCACCAGTCTTATGCCAAGCCCCACGTCCTTTAGACAGATTTTTTATACTTCTGGCCTTGGAACGTTTTGAATGATAAACCATTTTACGACCCTTGTTGCGAGAAACACAACCTTTTAAAAATCGTCCGGTAATTAAGTCTCTCTCAAATCGCTCAGGCGGTATATATAATTCACTCATTTCTATTCAGTTTTGAACCATTTACCTGATATCAGGTAAATGGTAATTATTGGAAATTAAATTCTAATTGTATTATCAGTCAACTGTTAATCAACTTCCACTAACTCACCGTTTCCCAGTCTATACCATGTGTCGGACTTGACAACCTCACCATCGACTACTACAGCCTTCCAATCGACAATATCATACGAATCTTCCCCTTCCTCAGCTATGACTAAAATTGCACCTATTCCGCCTTTTACCTGAACATTGTTACCTCTTGCCACTGACAAACCATTTGATCCGGTTGAAGCCTTTCCTCTTGCCGTGGCAGCACCACAATCACCAGCCGTGGCAGGTTTTCCCGGTTCCGCATTACACTCGTTAGTACACCGTTCCTTGACAAAAGATACAGCTGCTTTCACAAGCCCCCTTATATCAAGTTCAGCACCTATTCTAATTTTTGAAGAACAAACCTTGTCACTTTCTGAATCGTCTATTTGACCGCTCTGCTCAACCTCACAAAACCTTGACCCGGCTGGCGCATAGTAACCAAAAACATCCAGAGGGTAAGGACATGCATGAAAACCCTTCTCGCATGCCTTTATGTCGCCCGTTTCTTCATACTCCTTACCTACCTCATACTTAAACCCTCTACAAGATAAATCTTTGTCAAACGCTTTATAAGTCTTTAATTTCTGTTCCATGACATTATTTATTTTTTGTTATTTTGATTATTTTTTGTTCAAAGATCGGGCATTCTCTTCTGCCCAACAGGTGCATTCCATGAAGCCTGTAGCATGGCTTTTCGGGAATCGAATCGTATTTACGATATATGGCACAACGGCGGCAGATACGATGTATACCGTATTTCCCTTTTGCGCCGTAACATACCACAGGATAACCGTCAGCAGTTTTCATGATTTTCTAAACAAATGACTGAACGCATTATCCAAATCCAGGTCCAAATTCAGTTTGGACGGGAAAGATTTAATGTATTCGTACATCTTATAAGCGAGGTTGTCATCATCACCGCACCTGTCAATCAGTGTGAGCAACATGGCGTTCACCATGTCAGAATCATTGCCGAAGTTTTTCTGAGTGGATTCACTGCAATGATTCACATCACTTTTCAATCTCTTTATCGCGGCTATGGCTGTGTTGAAGTTTCTTTTTGAATCGTGTCTGAGTTCAAAGCCTTCCTTCTTGTATTTCTGCTGCATTTCTAGAAGGTTTGTCTCTAAAACGTCCGTGAGGACAAATACGATGTTGGTTATCGTATTCAGTTTGTCAGTTCCTTGCATGATCGTGTATTTTTTATCAATTATTTTATTTGATACAACCTATTTTAAAGCCGTACAATGAATTTTCCTACATAAAAGCATCAACTACAGGCTTTCTTGTTGAAAATCTTGCCACGGGGCTGGAAATACCGTCTATCGTCTTCTTTCTTCGCCCTGTCAATCCATCTTTGGAATTTGGCGGCTACAAGAGGACAGTGGATGCGCAGGTTCCTGTCGCGTTCCGCTTCCCATTCACGTATCTTTGTCTGCATCTCGGTATTCATAAATTTCTCCTTTTTTCGTTATGATTCTTTCTTTTGAAAACTGTTACAAATTTGCCCGTATCTGTCACAGGCGCACACTCTATGCCCTTTGGCCCTGCAATACGCAGAATTGTCCCCGAAGTCTGAGGCATTCTTGCAGTTCCGGCATTTGACATATACAATTTCCGATTTGACTTTTTTTGCCATACTTATGGTGACATCAGCATTTTTCTGGCTTCCTCATCTCCGGATTCAGCCCGGCGTTTCAACTCTTGATATTCAGCATAAGAGATTCTGTTATTTCCACGCTCTTCTATTTCTTTTTCACGTTGGATTCTGTATTGTTCACGCTCATGCCGATCAATGTCAATCCTACGTTCCTTAACATACTCCAGAAGAGAGCATGAAATCTTCATCGGACCAATAGCTCCATAAAATTGCCCATATTTCCCTAATTTGAATCTGGATATAAAGTTGCATATTTCAGCCAAATTCATCCAATAGTATTCACCTAGGACAAGAATACAAAGTTCATCCAGTTGTTTGTCGGTTATACCCTTTCCCTGCTCGGCGTAATCGTTAAGGCTGTCAAACTGTACTTTCAGCCACCTAAGTGCGTTGTCATCACCGTACACAGAACGGATGTTTGCAAGCGAAGGTATATTATCATTCAAAGCAATATCCGCAAGTGTAAGATTTGATTTTGCCAGCTTGCCTTGCAAATCAGGATTGTAATCAACCGCCATCCGGGATGGTGTTGGGTATTTCTCCAGTAGAGCCAACTGCTTTTCGTTTAGCTTCTTGTTCTGCAAGGAATTTTGCATCCGCTTCTGCAAACTCAGCCATGAGTCTAGATTTTCTCCGCTCAGAATCAATTCGCTTCTGCTCGTAGATGTCTGTATTTTGTCTTGCTCCATAATTTTTTAATTCAAATAATCCCGCATAATTACTTGCAATCGACTGCTCAACCACAAGCCTTGCTTTATTGCAATCATTTCCACTCAATGCTAGCAATCGGTTGTAGCACATTTTTAGGGATTTTTCCGATTTATAGCTTTCTTTTCTTTCTCTCTTGTATTCAAGCCATTCCTTGAATATGCCCTTAAAATCTTCCGAAACAAAAGACAAATCAACCTCCTTGTTTTTGGGAATTGTTTTCTTATCTCCGTTAGGAGATTCTTTATCTATATCATTTTCATTATCATTTTCATTAAGCTTGTTTTGGGTTGTTTGGGTTGAGTTTAACCCACTGGGTTGTTTGGGTTGTTTTGATTTGGCATTGCAATTCCCTATAGGAGCACCACCTTTACGCCCGTTGTTTCGGTTTCTCTCGACAATGCCATGATATTTAGTTTCGTCTATCTCAAATTGATTGATGAAAAAACCCAATGCCATATCAATGTCCTCCTCTACCGTAACCTCCTCGCCAAGTTGATACTTGAAAATTGCACGAAATAATCGCCCAAGTTGTTTGTCTGATAATCTTGATATAGGTTTGTAGAAAGATTTATATATGATAAAACTATCCTTTGTCATTGCTTAATCTTTTAGGTGTTCTGTTAAGGTTTCCAATTGCCCAATGATATATGGTTTGACATCATCGCTGCAATTGACAACGAAGTCAATAATCTGTTCTGACAACTTATGCCATTCGTTTAATTCGTTTTCTTCCATAAGAGTTTAGTATTATAATTCAACTTCCTCAATTATAAATTCTATCCTTGGATTAAGCTTATCAATCAGCTTTCGTGCATTAATCTCCATACATTGCCGATCGTTCTTTATCGCCTTGCATCCTTGTAGACAGTCAAGTAAAATTTTGAAAGCGTTATCAAGATCAGGACGCAAATTTTCGTGATACACATCCACTGTTAGTTTAAAGAAACCTTTTATATTCTTGTCCCTTAATCCACATTGTGCGTAGAAAGTTTTTTCATACTTTTTAAGTACATCCTGTTTTGCTAAAGAACCGTGCCCGTATAATGCTACTATCTTGTAACAATTCGACTTTGAAGGGATTTTTCCCCTTATAATTTGTTTATCGTATATCATAATCCAAAATATCTATTTGCCGCCAGCTCATCGTGTTGACGGATTGTTTCTACTATTTCCTTTTGCTGTTTACGGAAATTACGGTCATTGTCATACCTGCTATGGCATTCAGGGCAGCCAATTCGCAAGTTCCATTCTTCCGTAATGTATTCAGGATAAAGTGATCTAGGTAACAGGTGCATCAACTGTGGTGTGGATGTATATTTGTGGCAGATACAGCAATACTGCGGTAGATCCCTTTTTATCCTTGCAAGTTCACGGTTTATTGTACTTTGTTTTTTGCTTATTTGTTTCATTCCAATTAAAAGCCCCGAAGCGCATTCTCCGGAGCACAACCATTATTCACTAACCCTTGCCATTTATGTGTGGCTCACATTTATGTGGACGTGGAAGGAATCGAACCTTCGTGCCTATGTCATTCCCTTCTTGAAATCATCTCGGGATTCACATTCCGTATAACCAACTTCGGTCTCACGCCCATGTTTGCCCACTATATCTTCACAGACAGAGCAGGCATGTAAACAAATGCACTTAATCAAAATTAAAATTATCCTCACCATCTGGCTCTTCGTCCGGCATATCATTACCGAAGTCCATCGGAATGAACCAATCTGAAATAAACTCTCTAGATTAAATCAATTATTTTGGTTTTAACAATCGCATCCAATCTCATATCAGACAAACCTTGTGAAAGGTGTTGTTCCATCAAAGTGTTTGCCTCCTTTAAATCTTTTGCACAAACCAAATTATAGTATTTCAATTCTTTCTCATTGCCGTTCTCATCAATCTGAATATCTACAATGGTAGCCTTGAAGAATGGTTTGTCTTCTGTCTTTTCGTTGATTATCTCAATGATGTTTGAACGTGAAATGGAGAAGACATCAGATTCCATATTATCAGATGCGTACTGTTCAAGCCCTTTGGCTTCCGTTTCTGCAAAAAGTGAGCAGTCTGTAATGAAGTGTTCTTTTACTTCTTTTTCAAGACCGTCCTTGTTAGGTTTCATTACCTTTAACTTTACCTCGTAATACATGTTTATTGCTTTAATTGATTAATAACTTGTCTTTTGATTTTCTTGTACAGCTTCCCGACAAAACGTCCATGCTTCTCTGTCACGTCATCGGGCAAGTCGTTTTTATAAATATGAAGAAGTAACTGAATGAGAAGCACTTCTTGTTTTGTCAAAGTAAGTTTCATTTAAATATAAAATTTGTTTTGTTCGACCTCTATCTCCATTAACTGAATCAAACGTTCTTCGTCTGGAGATGGGATATATATACCACATTGGGCACTCGAAAAATTCCGAAACCGCTCAATAGTTAGGCTAAACTCTGTACTATCAAGGTCAGACGAACTTCTTAAGTATTTTATTCTCCCAAGAAACTTGTCTTCTCTCTCACGGACGAAAGTGTCTTTGTTGCAGAGAATCTTGTAATAGTTACGCTTCACGTATTCCATCGTCTCGCCGACCTGGCAACCGAAATAAGCAAGGCAGACATGAAGGTATTTGTTCTGATTTAAAGATCTTTGGGGTTTCTTTTCCGTCAATTCAAACACCTTCTGTTCCTTTATCAACTTCTCCAGCTTCGCTCTTGCCTGCTGGACGTGGAGAGGATTGGAACCATCGTATTTCATCAGCTAAAATGGCAAATCTAGATCATCATCCGACACGCTTGGCGCATTATTTATATCCTCTGGGCTAGGTGATGTATTCTGAGGTACAAACTCTTTGAGGTCTCCAAAAATATATTGCCTTCCTTCTACTCGTTCCTCCTTTTTAGGAGAACAAGTGATGAAATGCGTATGTCCGAACTGGGATTTCTCTTTGCGTTCGATAACAGCCACATTCACATAGATTCTTTCAACTCCGTCTTTACACTTAATTTTCTTCATCTGCTCACGAGGTATATCAGAGAGACAGATAGAACCACTTAAAATTGCCATAATTATATTGTTTTTAATGTTACACTTCCAACTACTGGAATCTCTTTTAAATATTTCTTATACAAATCAGGATAATCTTTCTCAAACGCCTTCTTGTCGAAATCCTTTCTGATAGTGTCCTTTTTGCGAGTAAATGATATGATATCACCTTTCCAACTATATTCACCGGCTTCTACCATAGCCATCATAACGCCATCAGTTATTTCTTTCTTTTTATCGGACCAGTATTTTGCCTGTGACACAATTTCCTGTATTGTCCTCTCCATCTTTCGGTACTCGTCAGGAAGAGTAACAGGGGATATGGAATAGGGATTCACAAACTGTCTGCCTTCCGAATCACATTTCAACAGATTCATTACAACTTCTGATGGTATTCTCTCGACTTCTACTATCTCATGGTTTTTGCCTCTCAACCATATACCTATAAGCCTTACCGCATTGCATCCCGGATTCTGCAACTCAAAAAGGTATGCATATATACTCAACTGCCATCTTACAGATTCCTTGTCAAGTACGTAGGTGGTCTTTATATCTCCCAAAGTAAAATCAGTTTCATTTTCGCGATAAACCTTGTCGATACAGCTTGCATAGTGCTCATTGTCAGATACAAGATATTCGGAACATTCGTACTTCAATCCCCAATCGTCTTTCAGTTCCTTGTATCCTTGTGCTTCATCGCTGTCATGAGTTATCCCCATATCATCGACAAGTTCGCAGATACTATGGATCATAGTACCTCTTTCAGCCGCTTTCCTTAACACGTCTTCGGGAACATCACGGTATTTATCGGGGAAAAGCTGTCTGCTTATCACGGAAGTAATACCACTTAGTTCCTTATCTCCTAGCATATAAGTATGTTCATCGGGATTGAAAACGACTTGTGATTTGATTAGTTTCATTTCAACTCTCCTTTCCTTCTTGTTACCGCTTCAATAAAACGTTTGTCACTTTGTAATTCTTTATAATTTCCCCATACTACCTGTAATGTCTCGATTGACAGGCTTGATCTTACTTCTTGCAATGCCATCGCAAGGAAATCCGTTTCCTCAGGTGTCGTGCTGTCAGGGTCCTTTTGCTCTTCTGTAGGAATCAGAAACATTTGAAGTAGAGAATATTTCAACGCTATGCTCATACATTTATTAAAACCCTTATCGGAACTGTCCTGAGCTTCTCCTACATTTACCGTTTCAACATACGATCCGTCAGTGGTCATGTACTTGAACTTTATCGTAGCTCTTGTGAATGTGTTCGTACCGCCGGATTTCGTTATCCTGTTCTCTGTTGTAAAGCTCTGCACTTCCTGTAGTATGAATACCTCATTTTTTGAGAATAATTCATGAAGTTCGTTCATAACATTGTCAATACCACGAAATTTGAACCCCTGTTGCTGGTTCTTCTCCGATTTGGTGATAGCCTTTGTTTCTTTGAGGATATTGGCTATCTTACTGTATATTAACTGTTCACTCATATAAAATTATTATTTACCAACACAAAAAAGGCAGGTCCGCAGTCCTTACAAAGTTCCGCTTCCTGCCATGATATCTTTCCGATTCTTCAAGCTCGTTTTCAAGAGAATCGATTTCTTCATTAAGCAAGGATATATACTTGCCCTTACATTCAGCATTGAATGTGAACCTTACCGATTCCTCACTCATTGACTGGACTATATCAAGCTCTGAATAAAGTTTATCCAGTTCATCGCTTATCTGTCTTCTTATAGTTCTCATAGTTATAATTTCTATACCTTTTCAAGAAATTGGACCGGCAACGAGCATACACCCTTCATATTAGGATATTTGACATCAGCATACCCGTTAGCGATATAAACAATCGTACCTGTCAGCGTATCACCTATCTCACGTACTTTATCACCTTTCTTCATAACCATTTTATTTTAAGTTCAACTTTAACCGGAGGATTCTCCATCTTGGAAAATCCGTCAAGAATTTGCTCTTTAAGAAGTTTGGGAGGTCTGTCAGTAATCTTACTATCCAAGACAGACAGTTCCTCACGTTCTCCGTCATAAAACACAAGCGTTACGCCTTGAACTATATATGGGTTCATGGCAGTTCGGTATAAGTAAGATTTACACCAATGCAGTCATGTGTCGCACGGATACTGTTACGGTATTTCTCCAAATCATCCACCATAACAGGCATGAACAATTTTACTGTATCCCTGCCACCACTGGCATACACAAGCTGGTAACTTGTTATTTGATATTTCTTTTCCATGATATTTATATTATTGTGGCAATGGTTTCCAAAAATCAATGTCCCATGCCCGGTTAGTATTTCCACATATCCAAATGTTCTTCTTATGCTCACTATCGAATACCAACATCCCGGTATTCACAAATTTCCCGGAACTCTTCACAAGCACTCTTGTGTCCAATGGTGGAGGATCTTTTTCTGCATTCCTCCATTTTATGGATTCCAAAACAAATCGAGCACCTTTCTCAAAATCCACCGATGCTGTTCTTTTGTGCGTAATCCCATGTATACCATTTGCATACTCTCTGGCTTTCTCCTTTATTATATTTATATCCATAATTTAACTTGTTTCCAATTAAAAAGCTCCTGTTGTCTTCACAGACTACAGGAGCAAAACCTAAACGACTTTATTATGACAACCTACAGCCACCGTCAGCGGAATCGGACCGCCATACTATCCGTTAAATGAAAGTAGAGATTAGAACAGATAATTATTTATGCTTATTTCCTTAGACAGTACCAGCCATGGACGGTGAAATTCCGTACCTATATTCACACACCGGCACGGACAAATTATGCAATTAACATTATAAACACAAAAAACTAGATGAAAAAATCATTCATATTCCTTTAACTCCTTATATGTCATTGCCACCAATCTCACACACAATAATGAGATAATAGAAAATATAATCACCGATACGGATTTTATAGGACTTTCCGTAACTATCGCACCATAAATCATTCCTAAGGAACATAGGGTGGCAAATATAGACAGGATAAAATTAGCTGTTTTCATTATATTATTTTTGGGGAAGTTTACTGAACCACTGGTGGAAGCTCTTGTATTTGCTTCATAATGTTAGATACTTCATCCGCATCTACATAGCCGATTACATCATTTGTTATTGAAGTGTTATAGCAAATTCCATTATTATCAAGAACTGCAACCTCATAAGTATCAATACCGTTGGAGTAAAACAAAGTACCTTTTAAAACACTTATTCCATATCCGTTCTCAAACTGCATTTTAGCATGCTTTGCGTTCATATATTCCTCACGGATGGAAGAAGGTAAGAGAAATGCATCTTTAGTCATTTCATGTTGTTTAAAAACCAAATCCTTGAATTGTTTTAGTTCATTCATGTCATTTTAATTATAAGTTTGTTCCCCTCAACGGCTTAAACCGGTTGTCACCCCGAATCTTACGGGAGGGGATATATTAGATCTTTCAGCGATACTTGTGCCTAACCAAGCATACTCCCACGCTAAAGACAAATTGGCGTGCTGAAAGTAAAATCATTTCAACTTCGTGGCTTTACCACCATCAGACATTTACAACCATTCGACCGTTATCGTCTTATCTTCGGTTGCTATCGGTGTCAATTCCGTTCCACTTGCACCCACCACTATCCACCATCACTGGCTTCGCTTACGTGCCTTCGCAGAAATACATCTTTTTATCGTACCAATATGTCAAAGAACTTTAAGTAGCTCCCCTCAACGGCTTAAACCGGTTGTTACCACGAATCTTACGGGAGGGAAGAAATAGTAATCAGATCAAATCACTTTATGTTTCTCTATGTACCTTTGCAATGAATTTACATTGTACCATACCATTCTCCCATCGCGACAAAACGATACTTGCCCACTCTCCCTAACTTTGCGTAGGTAGTCATCAGCACATCCTAAAAACGCCATGGCCTCTTCTCTGCTCAGCCATATCTTATTAACAGGTTGAACTTTCCCGGAATTTATATTTACCTTTTTCATTTTACTTCCTCTTAATAAATTTATTATCTGATTCTTGTTACAATGGTACCGTCAACACCACTTTTAGATATAAAATTATAACCAATCTTATTCAGTCTTGACATAGTGGCACGTACAACATTTTCTTTTATAGCTTTACTTTTAATAAGCCTTGTTTCTCCGACTGCTATACTTTTTAATGTTTCGGCAGGTGATATTTTTTTGATAACTATCGTATTAATATTTTCCATTATATTTGTTTGTTATTTTATTTTTCTTTATGTTTGCGAACGCTGCCATTTAGCAACTTTGTTGATATTGTTGTTTATTAACAGCATTGCAAAGATAGATATTGTTGGTAATATAGCAACAATACAGTAGATATTTAACGTATAATTAACATTATGGAAACAAGAGAACGTATTATTTCAGCTTACAACCATCTAAAAGATGTAGGTATTATATCATCTCAACAAAATGTTGCAGATAGAATGGGGATTAGAAAAGAAAGTGTATCTAAAGCGTTTAGTGGTAATAAAAGTTACCTAACCAATACTTTTATTCTTAAATTTAATAATGCTTTTGATAATATGTTTAATAACGACTGGCTTATGGAAGGAAAAGGAGAAATGCTAAAAAACAATCAATCCATTGGAGATATCAAAAACTCAAGTATACATGGGGTTAACGTAAACGGTAAGGATATATATTTAGAATGCCCATTCGACAAAAACGGTATGGAAATTATTGTGAATATGATTAATCAAAACCAAAAGAATATAGAAATGTTTCAAGAACAAATAAACAGGTTGATTACATTATTGGAAAAGAAGTATAATTAAGAGTAAATAATGAATTACTATTTCTATTGTCAGAAGTACAACAATCAAGGTTAATTGATAGAATACATTTCATGAAGAAGATTAAATTTAGTTTCTTCTAGTATTTCAAAACCTTTTCTTAATTCTTCTGATTCGATATGGCGTTTAGTGATTTTTCTTTTTTTCATAATTCGTTCTTTGAAATGTTTACAATCGGTTACAAGGCTACGTTAAGCAGCCTTGTATTCACGAATGAGGTTTGAAATAATGATGTATGTTTTATCAAGAAAATGGTTACGTTCAGCGATATGTTCCATTATAAACTTTTGATATATTTAATATCTGATTCAGACAGGTTAAACCACTCTCTACTAAATGATTTATTCGCAAACTGCTTATGAAGCATATTTTCAACGTCTTTATCTATTACATGGACTAACTCAATAAGAGGGTTTGATGTTTTCAACTGATTTATTCTTGAATAGACATCTTTGCTTTTCCCTATCTTATACAACCTTCCGTCAGATACAAGATATGTATATTGCTTGTCTTTCGGCAATGTATTTAGGCTATTATCAATTTGTCTGAACAAAGATATGATATCATGAATATCGAAATAATCACGCCAGTTTATAATTAGCTTTAGGGTATAAAATTCTTGCAGCAAAATTTTTATATATTTCTCACTAACGACAGATTGGAGATATGATATTATGTTATCCATCTTTGATTCTCCCATCAAAGTCCATAGAGCCCTGCCTGATCCAGTATATGCAGCCCTGTGAGATATGTGAATTACTATATCCATATCCATGACCTCATCAGTAAAAAAGTCTTTAGGAAATCTCGAAACTATTCCACGGACCTCATTTGCAAAATAATTGTTTTTATCGTCATTGAACAGATTGTTTGGGAATAAAGCCGCCAACATATCCAATTCATCATCGCTAACCATAAACGTATGGAAATAAGGTCTATTTGACAACACACCTTTCATTTCAACTGTTATATCAAGCATTCTTTTTGAATATACGGTCTTTTTTATAACAACTAAAGAGCCGTCCTCATCTTTATAGGATTCAGTAGTATCTGTATAAAGGCTGTTTGTTAAAACTTGGTCATCCTGACCTTTAAAAACAAGTTCATTCATAAGCTATAATTTAAAGTTATATCTTCCTTATATTAATCATCCATCAATGTTTAATATTCGTATCACATCTCAACTCTCGGCAATACCAACCACGTGGGTACAGAGTGTCCTTTAGGCGGTTTGGCAGTTCCTTTTCACTTAAACATATTAAGCCAAACAGCCAACGGACTTTTCCTTTGATTCACAGCTTTAAACTCTCGTATAATGACCGAACCTTTCAAGGGAGAATGACATCAACTTGCATTCTCTTCGAGGTTTTAGGTGAGTTGACACCCGTACAAGCATCCTCTAAGTGCTTCCTTGTATCGTACTTCCTGCGGTTTCCCGCCCCGTTTTCACAGCCCTCTACAAGGTTTAAATCGGATGGAGGTGCACACACAGCGTCACAACCGATTGTATGGATTTAATCTAACTTATAGGAAAGAAAAAATCCGTTGCTAAAGTAGAGCGGCAACGGATTTCCAAATATAAAGAAGGCTCACGTTTGAGCGATTGTTTAATCATGTGTCTGTTGCCGCTCTACTTGCAACGGGTACAAAGGAATATGATTAACAAGAGATATCCAAAAGTGTTAACAATCGTGCGATATTCCGTTTAAGGCGGTTATAATCCGTTTTGGGTTGTTATGGTTGGTTATTGGGATTATTATATTTAAATTATTTAATAATATTAAGTACAAATAAACAAAAGCACTCTACTTATCGCAAGCAAAGTGCCTTTCTAATATGGGCGTTGGTCGTAACCCCAACGTGCTCTTATGCTAATTGTGGCAATATATTCACTTTAATCAACGCATCACGAAGAACAGATATAGTTGATAAATCATTCTTGAATACTTCGATGTTGTCCTCGGTAACAAGAGATGCGTAGTTGAGTATCAGTTGAGCAAGATCATCAGCAAGCTGCCTAGGTGATTCCATCTCATTGAAAAGTTCTTGAATACTGGACAAATCGTATTCTTTCTTGTTGCTTTTATTTAATTCCATATTTTTTGTGTATTTTAAAAGTTTACAATCTATTAATTAACAATGTTGCAAAATTGAACATGAAAGATGCACCCACCTCATAAGAAAAGTGGGGAAATGAATTTATGTGGCAAAAAACAAGGTTATGCGGCTGGATTCAGCTCACCTTTTATCTGCTTGATGGCTTTCTTCACGTTCCAATCATTTTCATATAGAGCAATAATGAAACGCACACCTTTGGTAGTCCATACTGTATATACACTTGTTCCTGTCGAACCGTCTGAACGTGTGTACGTCTGTGTACGGGTTGAGTGCATCCCCCATGTCGAATAAGGCGCATGTAATATCCACTGCCCGCTTTGTCGGTAAATGATTCCGATTTCTTTCAGCTTCTTGTGCAGCTTTTCAGCATCCATTCCTATCTGCTTGGCGGCTTGTGTACTCGTCTGTGTGTTCACACTCTGCAAGTGGTTGTCGTAGTAGCTGACTTTGGGAGCGGATTTTTTGATTTCCTCTGTCTGAATCTCAATGGTGACTTGCTGTTGTTCGGCTTGGGCTTCAAGTTGCTTTAACCGTTCCTCTCTCTTGGCAAGGGTGGCTTGTGCGATAGTTAGAGCACGTGCCATGATTTCTTCGGGGGTGTCGTCCTGCTTGGTGGCGATGTAGCCGCCTGTCTTGCGGATGGTCTTTAAAATCTCCTTTACGCCTTTCTTAAATTCTTTGGCAATTGGTTTGCGGGATTGCATTAAGACTTCGTATAAGCCATCTTCGGTTAAGAACCAAACTTGCTGATTTCCACCAAGGGTGTCAACAATGTTGGCAACCTTTTCTTCTTCATCTACTGATTGCAACATCATAGTAGTGTTATAACTACCATTACTTCGCTTTGCATAATCAATGCACTCTGCCACTTCTTTGGCAAGGAACAACGGATTTTCGGCAGTTCCATAAACCGTGAACTTGTGCCCCAGCAACTCTGTTTCGCTTAGGACTTGAATAGGATTTGTTAGCATAACAAAAAAAATGCACCTACTACGAGCTGCTAACAAATCCATAAGATTAATGTCGGAGGCGTTTCCGTATCTCCACTCGGTAGGCGCAATATCTTAATTTTATACGATACTACTTATTAATATGTCTTGGCAAAAAAATAACTCTATATGGATAGAGCCATAAGAGTTTGCCGCTCTCATGGATTTGTTAGCACTGCAAAGAAAAGCATTTATTCCGATAGTACAAAACTTTATAATGTGTTTTTAAGCATATATATTATATATCGTCGCTTGGATTAACTTTTCTATTAGGATTTGCCCTATAGTTTGGAATATAATCAATTCCTAAATCTCCATTTACTTCATCTAATCTCATGCTAACTCCGTCTGCCCTCCACCATCTAGAATGGCTATTGATAGCGTCAGTATCCATCCTAAACGATTCTCCTCCTGGATATTTTGTCTTAAATTGCTTCTCTAAATTATTGAAAATATCTCCTCTTTCCTTTATCGGTCTATTGTCGAAGTTTATTTTTACGAGTGTAATAGAATCATTTGTTTCATCGAAGAACACCTTTACATTTGTCCCCTTATACCCAGCGTATATCACATTGTAAATCGTATGACCAGATACCTTCTCCGATGGCTTATATCCTTTCTTAGACATAGCCAGCTCAAACTTCTTGCTTGTCGTATTTATATCTATTCCCATCACTTTCTGAGAATATGAACTTGACACGAAAACGGTAAACAAAACGATTGATAACAAAATCTTTTTCATAACTATAAATATTTAAGTGGTTAATTTTTATTCGACAACAACATTTGCATCTACTCCAAGCCTATCTATTATTGTCTTTATTATTTCAACTTTTCTATTAGTTGTCAAACACGTATGTACATAATATCCATTACCGGCAGATTTATAGGCGCATAATCTTCTCTCCAATTCGCTAGTGTTTCTGAATGTTTCTTCTGTGATAATCAATCTATCACCGTCTATTTTACCTGTTCTTATATTTAGTTTTTCTACCTTTTCTACTCCTACTTCTCTTATAAATTCAACTATTGTATCACCGCCAAACTGATATTTTATAGTTTCCCCATTTGAGAATACAACTTTTATTTTTAATCGTTTTGGACGATTTGTATGTTTACTATTGTAATCATTAAATAATATACTCACGCCCGAATCAGGTGAATAATTTAGCGATAGATTAATTTCACTTGTAAATTTACTAAATTCTTTTTCAAGTATTGTTTCCAATGTTGGTATTAATTCGTAGTTAACCAGTACAGTTTTTTCAAGTTCCGATAATTCAACTGTCATATCACGTGGAGGTTGGAACCCTAACGACTTAATGCCATTAATCGCATTTTTCAACTCATTTATACGAGCCTTTTTAGCGTTTATGAGTTCTTCTTTTGGTATTAAATTATCTTTCATATTCATTTGTCTTCAAGTTAGTAATCATTTCTTATGCTGCCAACAATAGATACTTCCTTTTGCGGCAGTCCTCTTACACCGTGTGCCTTTCTTTGTCCTTGCAGCACATCTCCTCTTGGTGGTGTTAGTCACAGAACCGCCACCGCTTCCACCGCCATTTCCACCATTGCTTGGAACAAATACTCCACTTTGATGTACAAGAAATGTATCTCTTAGGTTATATCTGTCATTATACACTTCTACAAAACATTCCCTATCTTCTGTACTTTTGTTCTCAGCTACTCTCACATCCACATAAGAATAATCACGAGCACAACTTACCCAATCACAATATCCTATAGGTCTTACATCAAAGTGATCAAGAGTGGTTATAACTTCTACATCCGTTGTTATTTGATGAGATGTAACACGTACATCATTACATACCATAAGCATGTTGTAATCTTCACCAACATTATCATAATCGCTGCATCCCGATATTATCAATGATGCAATGGCTATTAATATCTTCTTCATAATATATTATTTTCGAATTACATCAAATCATTCCAATTTTATCTTTTTTCTCATGCAATATCTCTCAAAAGCACGCTTCCCCTTCTTTATGCAACTAATGTCACACCTCCTATTTTTGCCACCAAAAGAAACTACAAGAAACTTTATTGCCGTAATTCCTACAGCTCCTTTCCCGGATTTTACTATCATTAAGTTATATCCATTTATATCTTCAGTATATCCATCTGTGTCTTCGTGCTCTTCTACAAATTTTGAAAAAAACTTCATCATGTCATACACTTCTTGGGCTGTTCCAGATATAACATTAAATCCGTCAAGGTAAATTGTTTCGGAAAACATTAGCGAAAAAACCTTTCTCCCATCATTATATGTTGATACTCCAGACGTATATCCACATCCATCATATATTACTTTAACAACCCTCCCGTTCCCTTGCGAATAAGAAGAGCAGATTGAAATAAACGAAATAAACATCAGTAATAAAATCTTCTTCATACCATATAGCTTTAATTGTTATTCAATGAATCAACGCAAACGCAATCCTCCCAGTATTTAGGAATATAAAGATTTTCAAGCCATACCATAGCCCTACCATCATCCGAAATATCATAAAACGACTGATATAGACGGGAAAGGACTTCTTCATAAAACTCATTGGAAAGTTCATCGCTTATACCGATACCAATAAGATAGTCATAGGTGTTGGCAATCACATAATCAAAACAGGTATTTGCATCATCTTCCATGGATACTTTATCAACCTTATCACCTAAATCTACAAGAAACGTATATATGGCATTCCGTATTTTCGGATTTATCTCACGCATATTGTCGTCTGACAAATACTTCCAATGAAAATTCTCTATGCCATTCCTCACGTGAACCGCAATAGCTTTTGCCAAACGATTCTTGTCGCATAATATTTCGCTTGCCATTTGTTTCAATAACGCTTTGTCCTCTTCGGATATTTTTATTTCCATGATTTTAATCGCCTTTCTTGTTCAACAGCCTTTCTTCCGTCTGCTTTAATGTATTTTTCTTGATATTTAACTGGTGCTCCACTATAAGGTCGTAGTCACAATTACCATCACCACCTTTGCTTGTCACCACCAAAAGCTCCAATAGCATCAAGAACAGAAAAAGAAATGCGTAAAATCCTAATGCTATTTTGCTTTCTTCAAGAATACTGAACAACGCCTGCAATTCTTCCAAAAAACCTGTGTCTGCTTCTTCATAGTCTTTACGAACTACATCGGCTACCTGCATTTTTGCTTGCTGGTACGAATTTAGCTGTTTGTTGTAATCTTTTAAAGCATTCTCGTTGGCTTTAGCTTGACCACTTAGCGGATTTTCTACATTTCTCTTGTTTACGCTCGTCACTTTTTCTTCTATTGGATTCCCATCCTTATCAACCCCAGTCTGCTTTGTTGTTGTACTTACATCCGTAGCCACAATAACAGGATTCTTTGATAATAATTCATAAATCCTAATATTCTCTCTTCCTATGGAATCTATCTGCTCAGTAACCCTCTTTATGTCAGCATCTAAATATGCCATACGCTCAGGAATCGCTTCATTAATCTGTTTTGCTCTTATTTCCTTCATCTTAACGTCAATATCATTCTTGAAAATGATTTGGTCAAAGATTGTAGAGCCTAAAACTGCCATTAAAAAAGCTAATAACCCTCTAATAAATCCCATCCATCCGAGCTTCCCAACGGTTAATATAATAAAACGCTCTATGCAAATTATGATAGTCGTAAACACAAGCGATATGAGTATCTTACCATGTAGGCTTTCGATACCAACATATCTGTCCGCAAAGCAAAAACCAATAGTACCCCAAATGATAGAAAGTATAATGATTGCAGATATGTATCTTTTAAAAGTCCTATGACTTGCTTCTCCACATTCCTTCAGTATATCGGATTTCCATCCGATAATAAAGCATCCTATTTTAGTAAGTATTCCCATAACCGCACACTATCGTATAAATGATTCAGATTTGGCAGCAACACCTTTAAGGAATCCTCTCTCGTATGAATCAATCATGCTCATCATCTTGCTTTCTCCTACGTCAAGGGCATCCTCCATCTCTTTTATCTTTTTAAGGTGTTCGTTGTACGTTTCTTTTCGTGCCTTCAATGACATGGAAGAGGAAGTTAGCCCCTGCGTTTCCACAATATCAATCTGCACGTTTATATCACGTATATCGCTTTCGTATCTCAGTCTTACTTGTTCAAAAAGCATTTTAAGACCGTTGTTTATAATCTTCTTCTTTGATTCCTTATACTGTATGTCAGAGTTACACATTGCATCATTGTAACCATCTTGCTCATAGTCAGTCTGTATGTAGGAGTATATGACATCAATAGGCATACCGGTACCATATTTAATTGTTATAGTATTGCTTTCTAGATTTGGCTCTGAATCATCAACAAAATCCTCTCTTCTAATCTCAGGCAGAATTTCCTTACTATTATCCTCCACATTTGGCAATCCAACAACTTCTGTGTTATTAACTTGGTTGCCCTTCTTGAAAAAATTAAAAAGTCCCATATTTATTTATTGTTTTAGTTGGAATATCAAATTTTGCATGTCCTCTTTGGTGGCAAGAACTACATAGTGTAATAAGATACTTATCATTATATTCCCACGGCCGAAGTTTCCTCCCATTTTTATCAATATGATATTGCTTATGATGTACAACCAAATTTTTTTCACTTCCACATATTGTACATTTATATCCATCTCTTTCTAATATATGCATTCTCTTTTCACGCCACCTTTCATCAAACAGAAGTTCTCTATATGAACCGTGATTAGAATAATATTGTTTCATTTTCTCAACCCCTTTCTAAAACTACTGTTTGCACTCCTTGAACTCTTCATAAGTCCACCTTTTACAACCCAAATGATAACCGCAATAAAAAATAGTATGTCCATAACAACATTACATTTTAGTTAAACGTTGCAAAATTACAACATAATTCCAAACTGTCCAAAAATAAGAGGTATGTTAGATCGCATGAAAAAAAACTAAATAAAAATTTGTCTTTGCAATATAATGTATTACTTTTGCATTATAACATAATACGATATATAGAATGGAAACAGTAATAAGAAAACAAACATCGTTCCGGCTACGTGAAGATTTGCTTCAAGTATTGCAGGAACACGCAAAGAAGGCAAACAGAAGCCTAAACAATTTTGTAGAGAGCACTTTGATGGATGCGATGTATTCTTCACCAAATGAAGAAACGGTTGCAGCCATAAACGAAGCGCGTTCTGGCAAGTATTCTGGAACGATAAACACTACAGATTTTGATTCATTCATGAAATCTATCAACGAAATAGAATGAAGACGATCCGTTATAGTACAAAGGCAAAGAAAGATTTGAAGAAGTATAGGAATGACGTCCAGCTAATGAAAGCCTTATATGATATATTGAAAAAGTTAGCAAACGGTGACATCCTTCCCAAAGAATATAAAGCACATGCCCTAATAGGAAACTACAAGGACTGCATGGAATGCCATATCAAAAATGATTTTCTTCTGATATGGATGGACACAGAACACGATGCAATAGAAGTTATCAGAATCGGAAGTCATTCCGAATTGTTCTAAACATATATTTACTCAAATTTCACCCTCAATACAGACAAGCTTATTAGATTTTCTTTTGTCAATCCTACACCTTTAATGCGAATCAATCCCAAACAGCCCCCACAATCGGAAATCAATATACCGAGTTGGAGGCTAATATTAATTATTATTTCTCAATATTAGCTCTGATCTGTTTAAGTAACAAAAATGCCCCTTCCATCTTATAATTACCCAGACATTGTTGGGCTTGCATAATACAGCTTTCGACAGTGAGAGCTAAATCGGGAGTAAACGCAGATTTATTTATTTGCATTGTTTTGGGAAGTTGGCTAGCATGATCATTGAACCATGCAATCATTTCATTCAATTCTTCCTCTGTGTAACTTTGTCTTTTCTCAGCCATACTATAAAAATTTAAGCTATTATTACAAGAACAGCAAAATTAAAAATCTTGTTTAAAATATGCATATTATGAGATTGATTTATTCATGATTTAGACTTTTTTAAGCCACCCGATATATAATCTATCACTTTCCTGTTAGCCTCATCAATCTTATCCCTGTCGAAATCAATGTATATATCTGTAACATCACAACCAAAGGAGTGTCCCAAAGCTAAAGATATCACATCTTTAGGGACATCCGCCTTATGTGCTAACGTAGCCCAGGTATGGCGGGATATATAGAATATAAAAACAAAACACAAGAAAAATGCAATTATTGCACAATATATCAATGTATATCAGGTTTTTATAAAAAGAATGTAGAATTGCATTTATTGTTGATTTTAGCCATCGATAGTGTTATTTACAGTTTTTATGTTACTATTTTGTTGTGCAAAAAAGCACCTGTTTTCGATTAAAATCACTATCTTTGTAGAAGAAAATAAGCAATTCAAGTATATGGCTCGTACCAAGAAAATAGAATCAACCCCTGTACGCATCCGGTTCAAGGAACTGGAAAATGGAAACAAGTCTATCTATCTCGATATTTACTACGAGAAGAAGAGGCGGTATGAGTTTCTGAAATTGTACCTTATCCCAGAGAATTCCTCGGAAGCAAGAAAGCAAAACAAGCATACAATGAAAGCTGCTGATGCAATAAGGGCACAACGTATTCTTGAAATATCGAACAATAGAACACCCGTAACCATTTCAGAAAAGGCAAAGGTTTTACTGGTTGATTGGGTAAACGAGTATAAGAACAGAAGTATTCAACAAGGAAAGACATCATCAGAAAACCATGTGCATTCAGCCTTAAAACAATTGCGGAAATACAATGCCAAAGCTCGTTTGTGCGATGTGGATAAGGATTTCTTGGATGGCTTTGTTGAATTTATGAAAGGGCAAAAAGCAAGGCGTACCAAAGTTCCTTTTGCCAAAAAAACCATATCCAATTATCTTGGGGTTATCATTACAGCCTTGAATATGGCAGTTGATGATGATGTGTTGTCTGTAAATCCCGGATTGGCTATTGACAGGAAAGCCATTTGCGGTGAAGAAACTCCACGCGAGTATCTGACTATTGATGAAGTCCGCAAGCTCATAGAAGCGGATGCACCAAGAGCAGATGTGAAAATTGCATTTTTGTTTTCCTGTTTCTGTGGATTACGGTTAAGTGATGTCCGTGCCTTGCAATGGAAAAAAATCATTGAAGATAACGGGAATATTCACATGGAGTTGCGACAAAAGAAAACTGGTCGGATGCTGTACTTGCCACTCAACAAGCAAGCGCAAGCCTATCTGCCTCACACTAAGAGAAGTGCTGAAGATTATGTATTTTCTCTGCCTTGCACTTCTACCATTGATTTACAGTTGAAGAAGTGGGCCCAAAATGCAGGAATCAATAAAAAACTGACCTATCACATGAGTCGGCATACTTTTGCAACAATGGAGCTTACCATGGGGGCAGATTTATACACAACTAGTCAGTTACTTGGTCATGCCGATGTGGAAACAACACAAGTTTATGCGAAAATCATAGATGCTAAAAAAGAAGCCGCTGTATTACTAATAGATTCTCTATTCTAATATTTATAGTCAAACAGAAATATATTGCAAATTTTGCATGTCGCAATTATCTGTGTATCAGTCATAGCAGAAAGAAATTTTTCGTAATTCAATTCTGTTTGACCATGACAATCTTATTTCTATTTTTAAATTATACAGTATGTATTGTTTAATTAAAAATACTGTGTATATTTGCATTTTGTAGAAACAGCCTCTTTATGTCTGTTCCTCAGAAAGCTATGTTATCCATTATTGTATAGTAACATTAATCAAGATAACAAAATGCAATTAATCTTTTCATGAATAATAGTACAACAAAGGTATATGGCACGTACGAAAAAGCAAGTTAAAGTAAAGGAACCTGTCCGTTTACGTTTTAATGAACTCAAAGATGGCAGGAAGTCCATCTATTTGGATATTTACTACAATGGCCGGAGAACTTACCAGTCATTGAAACTCTATCTTGTACCAGAAACGGATGTGTCGGCGCAAATCCAAAATGCCAACACACTCGCAATAGCCAATGCCATTAAGACCGAAAAAATTTTGGACCTGACCAACAAGATAGCAGGTATCACAGACCGTTCGTATAAAGCGAATATGCTTTTCACGGACTGGATGAGAGTTTATCGGCAAGATGTGGAAAAACGGGCTTCGGCATCTGCACTTATTTGGGTAGATCGGGTAACTAATGAATTGGAGAAGTACGATAACAGTGTTACCCTTGCAGAAATAGATAGGGATTATATTATGAGATTTCTCAGCCATTTACTAGATAGACCTGCACTCACACGTGACCATAACCAACTGGCCAAAAATACGGTTTTCCTCTACCTCTCTTATATACGGGCTGCACTGAATTATGCAGTTAAGGAGAACCTGCTCCAGTCAAGCCCATTCAAGAAAATCAAACGGGATATGCTTTCAGGTTCGGAAGCCAAACGTGAATATCTTACAGTAGAGGAAGTAAAACGTCTTATTGCAACTCCTTGCCGTCGGGATGATATGAAGGCTGCATTTTTGTTTTCCTGTTTTTGCGGTTTGCGCATTATGGACATCAAAAACTTGTGTTGGAAACACATTAGTAAAAACGGGAACAGGTGGCAGGTAGAAATACGGCAGTATAAAACCGGCGCATTGTTGTATTTGCCATTGAACATGAATGCACGGAAATGGATGCCGGAACAAGGGGATGCTTCTTCTGAAGACCGTGTATTTCCCAAGTTGAGTATTTGGTATAAAAGCATACTTCGCGATTGGGCCACAGATGCCGGAATAGAAAAGAAATTTTCATTCCACGTGGCGAGGCATACGTTCGCAACGCTGGCCTTGACCGCAGGGGTTGACATCTATACGACAAGTCAATTATTGGGTCATGCCAATATCAGACACACTCAGAGGTACGCACAAATCATCAATTCTAAGAAAGACCATGCCATCTCCCTTTTGGATGACGCATTTATCCAATAACTTAAAACAATAGATTTATGAAGCGTAACCGTAGAAATGATTGCCTTTTTTTAAAACAAGAGATTGGCAAACAAGCCGCACAAGAGTGTCGGAAATGAACGTGATGAACTTTTTGCCTTGCTGAAAGAAGCCTCTTTTACTTATCGGAAGGAAGTTATCGGTGAGAGTAAATTGTATGAACTGTATGTGGAGGATTTTCTGAACGGTCATTATTATAGTGACCACCGGGATGCCGCCGGGAAAAACCGACATCGGAAAAACATCGGTATTCTCAGAGGAATACTGACAAAACGTAAAGACCTTGTGGAGCTATTCTTCTCCAATATACTTTTTGCTCCTAACCGCATGGATGAGTTGCTTCGTCTGTTCAACACAACGAAAGCATCCTCCGGTCTGAAAGAAGAACCGGATAAGCCACGCCCTGAAACGAACCTTCCTGCCTTGTCTTTGGGTAGCTTTTTGAATGACAATCAACTGAGCCTCATTGCGCATTGTGCTAATGAGGCTCAACTTTTCACTACCCCTGTGAATGCAGGCATACTGCGTTCTCTTTTGGAAGGCACGTTGCATCAGTCGTTGAAGTCTGCCAATAACCGGTTGGTAGCTTTCTTTTTCGACCGGTTATGTCACCACCGTCTCATTCTCGGACGTTGGGAACATCTGTTGGAACAGGCCGGTTCCATATTGGGTTCCAAAGACGGCCGTCCGCTCAAACACGGCCAGTATTCCAGTGCACTTAGTCTTGCCAAGAGCAATCCAAACAGTATGCAGGAGGTAATCAGCCAATGCGTACAAGCTGTCAGAGAAATGACAGAAAGAAACACAACGGATAACAAGTGACACAGAAAAGGATAACAGTTCGGATAACACTTCCGAACTGTTACTCTCCTTTTTACAAGCATTGAAAAACACATATCTACCTTTGCCCCGAAGCGATAAAGTTTCGGGGTATCACTCCCCCATGTCTAACTCAAAAAAGAATACAAAATGAACCAACAAGAAGAAAGAAACTGTGTAGCGGTGTCCTGTTCATCATGTTTCCTGAAGCTTAGTATGCTCCAGAAACAAACGGAGAAGATTGAAAATATGCTGTTTTGCATCAAGAAAACACTCAATTTCAAAGAAGCCTGCCTGTATATGGGGCTGTCGAGAAGCCAGTTGTACAAACTTGCCAAGAACGGGCATATCCCCCACTACAGACCGTCCGGTAAACTGTTGTATTTTAACAAGCAGGAATTGGACGAATGGCTCTGCCGGAACCAAGTAGAAGAAACCGAAAAAAACTGTCCAAAGGAGATGCCGGACAGCATGAATGAATGTGTTGAACCCGATAAACAATTTGCATCATGACAGAAGCCGGATTTCTTGAAACACTTAAACGGGTAGAAGATGTGGCCGTCATCCTGACCCGAATGGAAGATATAAACGTAGTATTGGGCAAGATAACCACCATTGAAGCCTTCATTGATCGTTTCGGGACGCTTGAAGCCTTGATAGAGCGTTTTGAAAGCGTGGAGAATCAACTCTATTACCTGAAAGATATGCTGAATATTGATGAAGCCGCCAAATACCTGAATATCTCCAAAGGGCATATGTACCGGCTTACCTCCAACCGTGACATATCCTACACCAAACCGAATGGCAAGAACATCTTCTTTGAAAGGAAGGAACTGGATGAATGGAAACGGCGCAATCCAGTCCTTTCACAAAGGGAACTGGAAAGACAGGCTGCTATAATGACCGCCCATGACCACACCGGCAAGCCCAACCATAAAAAGAAAGGGGGAAAGCCATGATACCGACCCACCTGCTTCAAACCGGAAATGACATAGATCGTTCGGTTTATGAACAAATCCTGCAATTCATCCGCCTACGTGTCACCGAGACCTACGCTTTTCCGCCGGAAATTGTCCGTGTCGATGACATAACCATTGCCACGCTCGGCAACTTCAGTGCTTCGGTCGGTAAGCCCAAAAGCAAAAAGACTTTCAACATCACGGCAATTGTGGCTGCAGCGTTGTCGGGCAAAAACGTGTTACGCTACAACGCACATTTGCCGGAAGGCAAGCACAAGGTGCTTTATGTAGATACGGAACAAAGCAAATGCCATTGCCACAAGGTGCTTGAACGCATCCTGAGACTGGCCGGGCTACCTACTGACCGTGAAACGGACAACCTCGAATTTTTCATGCTGCGGGAATACAGCCCCAAACAACGCCGACAGATTATCAACCATGCGCTGGCTTCCGATCCGGGTATCGGTTTTGTTGTCATTGACGGCATCCGTGACCTCCTGTATGACATCAACAGTCCCAGTGAGTCTGTTGATTTGATAAACGACCTCATGCGCTGGTCAAGTATGCACGACCTCCATATCCATACAGTATTACATCTGAACAAAGGAGATGACAATACGAGAGGACATATTGGCACAGAACTGAATAACAAAGCGGAAACCATTCTGCAAATCACCAAGAGCCAGTTTGACGGTAATATCAGTGAAGTAAAAGCCATGCACATTCGTGAAAAGGAGTTTGAGCCGTTCGCTTTCCGCATCAATAACGATGCCTTGCCTGAACTGGTGGGAGAATACTCGTTTACACAAGAGCGTAAGGGCTTCTGCGAATCCATTTCCGATGTACAACACGCCCAGGCTCTCAGGCTGGCATTCAGCGAGGGGGACATAACCGGATACAGACCGCTTATCAAAGCGCTCCAACAGGGATATACCGAAATCGGCTTCAAGCGTGGCCGGAACATCTGCATTGAACTGAACAAGTATCTGATGGGGCGTGGCATTATCGTGAAACAGGATAAGAGCTACCATTACAATCCGAAGGTGCTGGAGTATAGCGGCTGTACCTCCGATAAAGAGGTTTAGTTTAACGTCGGTGTATATATAAGATAAACTTTATTAAACCCGAATAGAAACACAAAAGTTATTATGAACATAGCCCAGACCAAACAAATAGATATTGTGGACTTCTTGAAAGCAATCGGTTGTTTCCCTACAAGGGAAACCGCTTGTGCGGCATGGTTCCGTGCCCCGTATAGGGAAGATATGACACCTTCATTCAAAGTCAATAAAAATCGGAATATCTGGTATGATTTCGGACTTGCCCGGAGTGGCGACATCATAGACTTGGGTATTCTTATCTATCATACCAATGATATATCCCGTGTACTGAAACTGATAGAAAACGCCACCCCGGGAGTACCTGTCAAGGCAAGAACATTCCTGCCCTCTTCTGAGGAAAGGAATGAGATCTTGCGGAACATCCAAATCGGTGCGCTGACTTCGGTAGCCTTGAAGTCCTATCTGGCTTCACGGGGCATTGATATGGAAATCGGAATCAGGGAATGCTGGGAGATACACTATACCTGCCGTGGAAGAGCCTACTTCGCTATCGGTTTTCCTAATATAGCCGGTGGATATGAAATGCGCAGTCCGTACTACAAAGGGTGCATTGCACCTAAAGACATATCAGTGACCAACACCACAAAGACCACTTTGGCATGTTGCCTGTTTGAAGGCTTTATGGACTTTCTTTCTTATTTGACACTAGTAAAACAAGGAAAGTTGCCGCCTCCGTGCAGACAGCCGGATTTAATTGTACTGAACTCGGTGAACAACCTGTCCAAAGCTCTGTCCCGGTTGAAAGCATACAAGAAAATCTATTGCTTCCTCGACAATGACGATGCCGGACGAAAGGCGGTGGATCTGCTTCGGGAAATGAATACGGCTACGGTATATAATGTGATGGAGGCGTTTCCTTATTATAAGGATGTCAATGACCTGTTGCGCGATAAGAAAAGGATGCCGTGAATTGACTTTAAACAAAAGAATCATGTCCTACACAAGTTTATGTGCTGGATATTTTGTATTTTTGCCTAACAATTAGAACAATGGAACAAGAACGATTTAAAGAAATACTGGAAATAGGAGAAACCATTCGGGTGGAGTTTAAACGCTGTGGAAATGGCATTGAAAGCGATACCTATGAAACGGTATGCTCTTTTCTCAACCGTTTTGGCGGTGATCTATTTTTAGGCGTGACGGATTCCGGTCGTGTTGTCGGCGTACCTGAAAATTCCGTATCTTCAATGATTAAGAATTTTATCAGTTGTGTCAGCAATTCGGATTTGATAACTCCTACTGTTTATTTGGAGCCCAGACCGCTTCTCTATGAGGGTAAAACCGTGATACACATTCATGTCAATCCGAGTGCAGAAGTCCATTCCTATAAAAAGGAGATATTTGACCGGGTGGATGATGCGGACGTACACGTGACCAGCACCTCACAAATAGCGATGATGTATATCCGTAAGCAAAGTATCTTTACAGAACGGAAGGTATTTCCATATATAAAAGTGGAAGATTTGCGACTCGACCTTTTGCCGACTATCAGACAAATGGCTGCTAATTCCGCTAACGGTCGGCATATTTGGCAAAAGACGGATGATATGGAGTTGTTACGCTCTGCCGGTCTGTTCGGTACGAATCATGAGACAGGAAAGCATGGACTGAATCTTGCAGCCGTATTACTGTTAGGTCGTGACGACGTTATAAAAGATGTGGCACCGGCTTATGAAACGGATGCTTTGCTTCGCCGAATCAATATAGACCGGTATGACGACAGGGAGATTGTATGTACCAACCTTGTGGAAAGCTATGATCTGTTGATGGAATTTGCCCAAAAACATTTGCCGGATCCGTTTTATCTTGAAAATGAACAACGGATAAGCCTGCGTGGAGTAATATGCAGGGAAATGGTATCAAACATACTCATCCATAGAGAATTTTCAAGTTCTTATCCTGCCAAATTCGTTATTGAGAATAACCGTATATACACGGAAAATGCTAACCGTGCCTCGTGGTCGGGTGAGATAACCCCGGAAAATTTTGAGCCGAATCCCAAAAATCCAATCATCGCCTCCTTTTTCCGCAATATCGGATTGGCCGACAAACTCGGTTCCGGTGTGCGTAATATTTTCAAATACGCCAAGTATTATCAAGGTGGGCATCCCCATTTTTTTGAACAGGATATTTTCCGTACAAGTGTTGAGTTTGAAAGTGAGACTATAAAAGTGGCAGATGCGACTATAAATGCGACTATAAGTGATGCTGATGCGACTATAAACGCGACTATAAGTGAAGAGGATTTGCAGATGTTGAGACTTATTCAAGCCAAGCCTGACATCACCTATACGGAATTGTCCGAACAGTTGAATTTGCATCGTGCTACGGTTGCCAGACGTATCAAGAGCCTTGCGGAAAAAAGAGTCATATCGAGAATCGGTGCCAGAAAAACAGGTGCATGGAAAATTAATATTTCTTTATAAAACAGGAATATATAAAATGGAAGAAGGTATCTACTCTGATACCTTCTTTCATGTATATTAATCTGTTATCTCACAAAAATAATCCAACTCGTCGCCTTTTAGATTCTCCATTGCATATTGTTCGGTCTGTTCCCAAAGTTTTTCATACAGTTCTGAAAATTGTGGTTTTGTTTCATGGTGTTGCCATACTTTATGGTTGAGTACCAATGTTAGCTCCGTGAGATACTTACAATTATCTTTCCATTCTTCAAACGCACGGTTGAAGGTGTCCTGAATACCTGCAAGTCCAAAATGGTCGGCTATCGTAAAATCGTTCCAGAAGGTGGTCTGCAACTCGTAGTCGTTTTCTTTCATAAATTCTCTGAATGTCATGTCATTTCAATTTTAGGATTTTATTATTAATCCCCTGCCGCAATTGAAGTGCAGGGGAATTTCTTCAATACCGGTA